AGGGCGAAGGGGTACTCTTCCTCCAGCAAGAACTTCTTCTTGAAGTCCTCGCAAACCCACTTGATCTCTTTCGTCGTGGCAAAGTGGACCTCCCATACCAGGAGCGTGGGTTCCTTCTTCGTCGAGTCCTTGGAGGCATTGGGATCGGGGGGCTGGAGGGTCTCAACCCGCTCTTTCCAGTTAATCTTCTTATAATCCGGATCATCCTTCATTCCTGGAAACTGCTCGAGGAAGTCCGCCTGGTTCAGATCATGGCCAAACGCCACCCAGGGGACATTACACCATTTCCTGGCATAGGCCCAGATGAACCTGTCATAGTCTACAGAGTCGAAACAGGTGGCTTGGTACTGGCCTTCTTGCTTGAAGCGCACGCGAACTTGACCTTGGCCCGGAACCAGGGCTCCGAGAACAGCATCCTGACACGCGTCGTCATAAGTCTGGTATTCGCCGTCGTTGGTGTCCGCTGCATACTCTAGCACTCGTTCAGAGACTTGGCTAACAGCCATGTCGAGGATTCGAACCTCCTGCGACCCGGTGTAGCGTCGCGCTACTTCAGGCCTAGGGGTAGAATTGTAGACTGCGGGGAGGAGGGTTTCTGTGTTGGAGTAGAGGATGTTGAAGGGCGTTTTGACCGTGGTAAGGGACTGATCACCACCATCATTGTCCTCTGCTTCGTAGAGTTGAACGACCTTGCGGGCGTCAGCCAGCCACTGCTTTTCTAGCTGCTTTTGGCGCTGTTCTACAGCACCGAACACATCTTCCGGCTTTCTGGCCGCCATTCTCAAGCCCTCTCAGCTTCAGCCATGAGCCGTTTCTTCCGATTCATGGCCAGCAAGTCGTTAAAGGTTAACTGACCCGGCAATTTGGGCATCAGGATACCCTGGGCTTTAGACTTGTCACGTACCACGGGTCGAGCCATGCAGGCGTAGCGGGTCTCGTCGGCAGCATGGTCCTCGCCATCGGTGTCCAGGTCTTCCAGATTCTTTTCCTCGTGCTGCAGCGTCGGCAAGGTCCTGATCGTATCGTCGCAGGTTTCCATGAAGTATAGCTGGGGGCCCTCGGCATCACCTACAAGCCTTGTCCGGAGCTGAACCCATCCAGGCACACGCTTGTTGTCTGCCCTGGAGAAGATCACCCCCCGCTTCATGAACTCTTCTGCGATGGAGGGCCCACCATCCTTGATGAAGATAGCCGGGTCCGCAACGCCAGACCGCACACGAAGACCATACCTGCGTTCGAGGGCTTCGTCTCGAGCTTTGATCCCGTCAGCCACTGCCCCAGCATCGAGGCGTAGGCCAGTATTCGGCTTTTCCGTGCATCCGTACCATTCATCGATCTTCACCAGCGCCCCGCGGGGCAATCCCCAGGTTCCATCACTCATCACGTACCAACCGCAGGAAAAGGGCTTGGCATAGCCCCAGTCAAACGACCTGTAGCAGTAGGAATGGGGAGGAATCCGCTGGAGCCATTCGTAGGGCAGAACATGCTTGACCGAGTCCCACTCGGAGAAGAACGCTCCGTCGATTATGTCCCAAAGGCCCAGGAGCCAGGCCTCTACCAGCTGCTTAGAGCCCTGTTGCTGCAGTCGCGCCGCGTACAATGGGTCATTCCGCATGCAGGCTTCGTTATCCGACAGCTTCGAGGGGATGAAAACCCGCTCCAGCTCCATTTCCTGGTGCGTGAAGGGATTCATGAACTTTTCGACGATGATTTTCCAGCCCGCCGGGTCCGGATCAATATAGCGCTTCTTGACCCACAGGTGCCCAGGACCACCTGGATTGCCCGTGAGCCGGAGGCCGACTTGGAGCCCTTCCTTGGTGGTTCGGAGGGTGGCCCGGAGCTTGTCTATCGGGTCAGGGAAGGGGAAGTTCGTCGCTTCTTCCACATAGACCCTGGTGTAGCTGTGCCCTTGATACTCCATCGCGTCGGAGTCTCGCTCCAGGTACCTGAACAGCAGCCTCGCACCCCCCGGCATGATCCATTCGGACTTCTGCTCGTTGTACTTCGCTCCAATAGGGGTAAAGACCTGTTTGCTCCGGGCAATAACCTCCGAGAGCTGCTTGAACTTGCGACGGACAAAGATTCCCGTCGCGTGCTGGCCCCATTGGTTCGAGTGTTCCAGCCAATCCCCCACCGAACCCTCTGTTTTCCCGCCTCCTCGAGCCCCACCGTAGAAAATCTCGAAGACCGGACAAGCGATCAGGGCCGTTTGCGGCCCTGGGTTCGGACTCCAAATAACTGACTGATCTGTCACAGAGTCATTGCGGCGGGTTTGTAACCAGGAGCCCAGGTGAAAGCCTCTTGTGGAAGCCGGAGCCTGTCACCATCGTCATAAAGCGCATAGACCACCTTTTCGTGCAACGCCCAGCAACCTTCTACTGTCGTCCCGCGGAGGCTAGGCTCAATCTGTGGGTGCTTCCCAACCAGAAAAGTGGTCCTTTTTCCGCCCTCAGGGCAATTCCCCTGGTCATTAAACAAAGTGACGACATGCCCGGCTATGGGATGTTCGACAGTGGCGATGGACTGGGCAGCAAGCGGTGTTGCGCACCCAGCGAGAACTAAGACTGCGATGGCTCTGAACATAGTTGGCCTTCAGGTGTGTAGGTAGTTGCCCACTCCCTGGATGAGGCTGCTTTGGGCGGGCAGACAGCCACATAGTTGTTCACCGTGAGCCCGGCCTTGGGGTCTTTGGCCCCGTAGCCGAGTGCGCGGGCGGTTACTTCCAGGATCTTCACCAGGCCCTTTTGGGGCACCATGTCAATGGAAACGTCCTGTTGGAGCTTATCCATCGCAGAATGGGCGAGCGCTGTGAATTTTTCATCCAGCGACATCATGATCTGGGGGTCAACTAACTCCTGTTTACGCGCCGCGAGGCGTTCCTTGAAGGCATCGCTACTCATTACTTGCGACACCCAGGCAGGGGTATACCCAAAGTGGAAGCCTAGCTCGTTTTGGCTGATCGCGGGCTGGGCAATAATCAAGTCGATCATCCCGTCGTGGGTGTAGTTGATCTTCTTGATGGCTACTGGATTGGACATGGAGGCTCCAAGTTGTCTGCGTAAGCATACCATCGGGCGGGCGCGGGTCAATAAGAGCGGTTCCAGCAGCCCGCCGACCTATGGCACTCCTACCTTTTCGTTAATGTGCCACAGAGTGGCTTTTCAGCCAGATTGCGGGTCAGTTAGATCGACCTTTAGGTCGACTCGGCGCGGGACTCCCGAGCGGGAGAGTACCCCCCGGTCACTTTTTAAGGCACATATGCCCACTTCTGACATAATTGTACGCGGAAGGCAAGCTGCAGTCAATAGCGTGTATGCGGTATGGACTCGGTGGGTAATCAGGCGCATACTTCGTTTGTCGGTCGGGCAATCCGCCAGACCTAACAGGAGGGATAGTATGAAGCAAACGTTGCAGATCGTACCGTCCGGTACGAAGCTGGACTGGGTGAACCGCGCGGATCAGTCCGTTGCGTTCTCCTTTGACACGGCGAGCGTGTCGAACGCGGTGCGCGAGGCAGTCTTCGCGTATGGTGTGAAGCAAATCATCGCGGACGGTGGGGCGGTGGGCGTTAATGTCCCGATGAGCGAGCGGATTGCCAAGATGGCGAAGCGCGCCGAGTCCCTGGTTTCCGGGACCTATGGCCAGCGCCAATCGTCCGGCGGGCTCGGTCAACACGCAGCACTATTCCGCGCGTGTGTCGCGGGAGGCTTGATTGTCGATTCGCCCGAGAAGCGCGCACAATTCAAGACTCTCACGGCGGGTCAAATCGCCAAGCTATACCGCGACGAGCGAGTCACGGAGCATCTTGAAGACGAGGAACCCGAGGACTTCCTGGCCTAGTGGGAAGGGGCGAAAGCCCCTTTTCCCTTCTTGTGTTAGGACTAACCCTAGGACTGTCCTTGGCTAAGCCTTAGACTAAGCCATGTGCCAGCAAAATCCCCACTAACGGCTTCCCGAAATGGTTGAATCATTCCTTCTAGATTTTTTTTTTTAAGCTTTATAAAGCCCTGTGGGAGGGTGTGTTGAGGGCAAAATCGCGACACATGGCTTAGCCAAGGATTAGCCTCTGCTTGGTCCACGATTAACCCGAACGATTGCAGCCTGTGGTATGCTGTGGCATCGCGTCGGAATGGCGCTGGGAAGGGGTGAAAATGGCTTATGCGAAGACGAGTGCCAAATACCCGCCGCAAATGCTGGATGCGGTGCTGCAGATTGGCGCAGATGAAATGGCAGTGGTGACGATCAAGTGCCCGACCGAACAACTGGCGAAGAGCCTTTGTAGCAGGTTTTATGCGCTGTTCTCAGCGGTTTCCAAAGAGATGAGAGAGGCGCGGATGACTGGGAAGGGACCAGTGCCCGATCAATTGCAGGAGCTTCACGCGGCTTGCGATCTGGCGATTCCAAGGGTCGAGGGCGTGAATGTGGTGCTGAAGAATAAATTCAAGGACTTCGCGAACACGTTTGAAGTCGTGCTGTCAAGGGCAGATGGAGAATCGCCCGCGACTTTGTCCATGCAACAGGCTCCTGTGATCCCGCCCGCCCAAGCCAAAGCTGCCGCTCACAAGATGTCCCCAGGCATGACCAAGGAAGAGGCCGAGGCTTTGGTCGCGCGGACGAGGGCTTATGGAGCGAAATGACCACAGTGTGCCATACATCGACCCGACGAACGGTCGGCACAGCAGCCGCAAAGCGCTTGACACCTGGGAATCGCGCGCCCATAATTGCGCCACGGATTCGGAAACAGTTTCTGCGATCCGCCAACCTTAATCCTTTCGAAAGGGGTAATTTCCAAAATGTCTGAAACAACCGCTGTACAAATGGAAGACGGCTCAGTCGTCGAATTCACTGAGAAGATGAAGGTCAAGAAGCAGTCGTACATTGACAGCAACACTGGGGATATAGTCACCAAGTTCGTCTTTCGCAATGGTGCAGTTCGCACGCATGCGACAGCCGCTGACGACGCGATGGTAGCGCGCCTTGCGCTGCATGGTGCTGATCAGAAATTCGGTGACGAGTTCGCGGGGCTGGATGATGTGGAAGATTGCATTCAGGCCTTCGAAGACATGTCTGCGCGTATCGCCCGCGGTGAGTGGAGCGAGAAGCGTTCGAGCGACGGACTGGCGGGAACTTCCCTCCTGGCTCGCGCCCTGGTTGCAGTGACTGGGAAGACCATCGAAGAAGTCAAGACCCGTCTTGGCGCTCTGGATGCGAAGACCAAAGCTGCAATGGCCAAGCAACCGAAAATCGCGCAAGCCATCGCCGAGATCAAGGCTGCCCGCGATGCGAAGAAGCCGGCGAAAGACGGCATCGACCCGAACGAGGCCCTCAACAGCTTCCTGTCGTAACGATCCTCCTGGGTTGGTCTCCTCGACCTCCCTTAGGGCCAGCTGGCGTGAGTCACTGGCCCTTTTTTTCTGGATCACAGTTCCGACGAACGGTAGGCGCAGGGCATTGACACGATGTGCCATTTGTGGGACAATAACGATGTGGCAATTGTGCCACACTGAAACAGGAGGCCTGGATGAAAATGACACCATTCCAGAGTGTCTGGGCACAGATTCTGAACTTCGTGCCGATGACTTTCGGACAAAAAGAGTTTGGCAACCGTAGGGCGAATAGGCTGCGCAAGCAATTGCGGAAGAAGTATGGTCCGCCGAATCCTGCAGGGACCAAATTGGCCAAGGCAGCGTTCAAGAAACTCCTGGGCAAGTCCCATGTGGGTCTGAACCCAGACGCAAGGTCCAGATAAATGGACATCTTCGACGAGTTACTGGCCGAGGCCAAGGCTGATGTCAAGAAAGCCAAGACGACGGGTGCTATTACTCCTGCCCGCGTCTTCATCGAGTCTGATTACACCGCGGCTCAGGTGTTCGCCCTCTTCAATCGAGTGACTTGTGGGCGCTGTAATGGTGTCCACAGCGAATTCGAGGGACTATTCGAAGAGCGCCGCCATCGCCGCACGACTGACACGCATAGCGTCAAGCTGTCAGTCCCACCTTACACACAGTCCCTCCCGCGAATCAAGAAATACTTGGATCACCGGGTCGATTACTGTGCTGATTGCAGTGAACTTGAAACGTATAAGGAGCAGGAATAATGGCATCGACGTTACCTTTCCTCAAGACTCGCAGAATGGCGGGTGCCTGGATCGTGATCAGGATGGATCATTACCAGACCACGCCCTCCGACCGTGGTCAGTTCTACCCGGACATATCACTGGGCGGGCAGTCCCAGTCCATCGGCATCTGGCCCACCGAGAAGCAGGCTATTGCTGCCGCCGAGTGGGCGATCAACAAATTCGGCAAGGAGTACGGCGTGTTCAAGCTCATCGCTTACACACAAAGCGCTCGTGTGCCGATGAAGATCACGAGGGTCAGATGATAGCCGCGATTCTTGCGGCTATCGTCATCTTTGTTCTCATCGACTTGGTGCTGAAATGAGCAAGTCAATCATCGACCCGACATTCAACCAGGAAGAAATTGGTCTCTGGGAGGAAGTCAACACCTTCCAGCGCGCCATTTTCAACTATTACGAAACGCAGCAGATCATCATCAGGAGAAATCGTGCCCAAGCCAAAGGCTCCACACCCAAAGATCAAGCTCCACATAGCCCTGCCCCAGGAACTAGTCGCAAGACTAAGGATTGAGTTCGCGAGCGCAGACCACGCCTATGGGTTCAGGCCTGGGGCTATCTCTCACTTCATCGAGATGGCGATCCGGGAGCAATTCGCCCGCCTGGATCAGATCGGCGCGCAGCGGACACGGAAAGGTCAAGAGGTCGAACGATGATCTTTCTGATCAGTCCGTACGCTGACAAGTCCCTCCATGTGAGGAATGACAGGGCCTGGTGTGCGTTACGCGCTGCCTCAGCCCTCATGGAAGCTGGAGAACCCGTCTATTCGCCTGTGGTCTACCTCCACTGGATGCAGCAGAAGGCTGATGTGACCTACAGCCCTACGATTTGGTCGCGACTGTCCCTCAACATGCTCCACCAGTGCCATCGCTGCTACGTCCTCACGATCCCTGGGTGGAACTGCGAGGAGGTCGGGGTGCTGATCACCAACGCAATCGCCCTCGGGAGGCCCATCCAGGGCTACGCCTTTGGGAAAGAGGCTGAAGATGTCTCAGGCTACGACATCATGGGCGAGTTTGGCTTCAAGATCGAGAATCGCTTGCCCGCGTTCAGGTTAATCCGTGACAATCAGGAGGATTAATGAAAGCGCCCACCCCTCTCGAGTTATACAGCCTCTTAGGTAGCCTCACAGGCTTTATCCGAGTCGCTGATCTCACTACTCTGTACGATCTCAGACGACGTGCGGAGCTTCTCAAGCAAGTAGACACACTCTTCCCACCCACTCAGGAGATTAAAGATGCTGACCCTCTGCAAAGCAACAGCAATAGTCCTACATCTGGGGACCCTACACTTCCCCCAAGCGGACAATCAGAACTTCAACCCAGGTATTGGAGCGACGTGCTCCCTGAATTCGCATGTGACAATTGGAGCGGGGTACTTTCGCAACTCCCAGACACCACGACCAAGCACTGAGGACAATCGGAGCTGGTCCAGGCAGAGTTTCTACGGGGCGATAGAGCTTCACACCCCGCTGTTCTGGGGGTTTGAAGGTGGAGTAGTCGCGGGCGGCGCTACTGGTTATCGTCTGGGCGCAGTCGCTCCGATCGCTGGCCTAGTCCTCCACTCACCCGTCCTCGAGGGATTCCGCCTGAACGCCACCTTCGGCCCGAAGACCAAGAACAACTCAGGCCTCGTTCACTTCACCCTGTCCAAAACCTTCTAACATGACAGAAGAAGCCGCCCGCCTGTTCTTCGACGCTTGGTTCAAGGGACATGTCTCTTGGGCCAAGGCGGTGCGGAGGACTGCACGGACTCTTCGCCAGGATTATGAGAAGCTTGGTTGGGTGATCCCGCGCCCGAAGCAACCCTTTAACGACTGGAGGGGATAATGAATTGTAAGCCTGGAGACTTTGCGGTCATTGTGAAGGCTCTGCTCCCGAATGACCAGCAGTATCTGGGGGTTTTCCTCACAGTGACCAAGATTTGTATCCACTCTAGACATATGCATGGGGGAACTGAAGTCATTTACTGGGAGTTTAAGGACGCGAGTCTCCCTTTATTCTGCCCTGGAGGAGCGCCCGCCGAGTGTGTTCGTGACGAGTGCCTCCAGCCAATTCGTCCACCACTGCAGGAGCTACCAGCTCCTCCAGTCCCTGAGGAGTTAACCGTATGAAAGATGACCTAGTCTTAGCCCGCGGGATTCTGTGGGGAGTTGCCATAGGAGTCTGGTTCTGGATAGCCCTGATTCTAGTAGTCATATGGTGAACTGGCTCGAGCAGCTAGACCTTGCCTCCCGCGAGGGGTGGGACCTGGGCTATCGTCTCCTGCACACCCACCGATGGGCCGAGGAGGACGTGGAGCAGGTGCGTCTACTCACTGAGTTCTACGAGCCCTATGGCAAGGTCCTTGACGCTGGCTGTGGGTTCGGGGAAGTAGCTCGCCTTATGGCGCAGCACCTAGGCTCACGAGCCGACTTCACCCTTCTCAACATCAGTGACTTCCAACTCTCCAAATGCCCGCCGGAGCTGAAGCAAATCCATGGCTACGCAGAGCTAATGCCGTTCGTTAGCGAGTCCTTTGACACAGTAATGTTCAACACTGCACTCCTCAACATGAATCGACAGGCAGCTCTCGAGGAAGCCCACCGAGTCCTGGTTCCTGGTGGGCAGCTCTGCCTCAGCGATGTCATCATCCCTGTTGCCCTCCACCACTCTTACCCTCGCAAAGCGATGTTAGACGAGATGCACGCCGACGTTAGCTCCTTCGCTGAACTCGTGAGCTTGCTTTACTCCGCAGGCTTCCGTATAAACAGGTATGCTTTGCCCGCAGGTCACACTGCCCACATGTGGGAAATGGGCGAGGTTACTGACCGCTTATTCACCCCGCTGCAACCTATCCTTCTAAGGTGTACAAAATATGCCTGAGATCTTCTTTGTCCTCCTCATTTTCATGGAGCCCGGCCACCAGTGGTCTGGCTACTCCCGCGAGATCTTCTACTCCCAAGAGGAATGTGACTCGGCGGGCGGTAAGCTCTATCCCAATCGCAGGGATCGCTCCTTCAAGTGCATCCGTGTGACTACCCCAGGCAGTTTTGTCTCTCTCCCTCCCAAAAAGGAGCCCATGTAATGCCTTGTTCCTCGTGCCGTTTCTACTTCGCCAGCGGTCCTGACCATATCTGCCGCCGCTTCCCGCCGACGCCTTATCCACTCCAGCAGCCCTCACGCATCACGGGCAGACCTGAAATGTCTGTCGTGTCTGTCTGGCCCCCAGTCGCTCCAGACCACGAGTGCGGGGAGTATATCACCCAACTGGCGCTCTCCTCATGACCTATACCGCCGCAGATTACAAGTCCGTGCTCGACGAGATCTGGGAGAAGATCCAGGCCCTCCAAGCCATCAAGGGTGGCGAGTACGCCAAGGACCTAGATCGCTTGGACAACTTCCGCAGCGCCGCTGCTGCCCTCGACCTCCCAATGGAGACCATCTGGCTGATCTACTTCAACAAGCACATCGACGCGATCAAGACTTATGTCCGCGATGTGCAG